ACAGCGTAGCGATCAGAGCGGAGCGCATCATCAACTGGATGCGCGGACGGACGCAGTCTGTTGCGTATCTGACCAGCACCGATTGGGGCGGCCCGGTTCACACCGCGTAACGTCCCGGCGAGGGCGGGCTTGTCCTCCCGCCCGCCCTCGATGTCTGGAGCAATCAAAGATGGCCATGGGGACTGAGTAAATGACGCGCAAACTGATCGCGACGAAGTCGTACAGCTACGCCACGCGGCGGCTCAAGGCCGGCGACGAGTTCGACGCGACCGACATGCACGCCCGCATCCTGGTTGGCGCCCGCAAGGCGCAGTTCGCCGAAGACCGGCCGAGCGCCAAGGCGGCCACGGCCAAGGCACCGGTCAAGATCGAGGAAAAGGCGCAGGCCGCCGAGACCAAGGCGACCACCGATCCGCTCGACGATCTGCGCGCGCAAGCGCACCGGCTCGGCATCGAGATCGACAAGCGCTGGGGTGCTGTCCGGCTGCAGCACGAGATCTCGAAGGTTTCACGGGAACCACGCTAGTGCGCATCTTTGGCCTGCCGATCCCGTTCACCGGTGAGAAGCAGAAGGCGTTGAGCTCGGTATCGGAAGGCCGCGGCGGATGGTTCCCGATCATCCGCGAACCGTTCGCCGGGGCCTGGCAGCGCAACGTCTCGATCACCACCGACACGGCGTCGAGCTTCCATGCCGACTTTGCATGCAAGACGTTGATCGCGCGCGACATCGCCAAGCTGCGAGTAAAATTGGTCGAGCAGGATAAGGACGATATTTGGACCGAGACCACTAACTCGGCGTTTAGTCCCGTCCTTAGACGACCAAATTCCTACCAGACCCGCAATCAGTTCTGGGAATGCTGGTTGCTCTCAAAACTCAGCCGCGGCAACACCTACGTGCTCAAGGTGCGCGACAATCGTCAGGTCGTCGTCGGCCTGCACGTCCTCGATCCGACCAGGGTGCAGCCGCTGGTGTCAGACGATGGCGACGACAGCGCCGTATTCTACCGCCTGAGCAGCGATAACCTCGCGGGCATCGGCGAGATCGTCGTCCCGGCGCGCGATATCATCCACGACCGGATGAATTGCCTGTTCCACCCGCTGGTCGGCACGCCGCCGGTATTCGCCAGCGGCTTATCCTCGATGCTGGGCCTCAACGCGCAGCGGGCTTCGGCGCTGTTGTTCGAGAACTCGTCGACACCTGGCGGCATCATTACCGCGCCGGGCGAGATCAGCGACGTCCAGCAGACGCGGTTCAAGGAGCAATGGGAAACCCGCTTCGGGGGCGCCAACTATGGTCGAGTCGCCGTGCTGGGCGGAGGCTTGAAATACGAAAAGGTCTCAATGACCCACGTCGAGGGCCAGTTGATCGAAAACCTGAAATGGTCGGCCGAGGTTGTGTGCTCGGTCTATCACGTGCCGCCGTACAAGGTCGGCGTCGGTGCGCTGCCGAGCTACAACAACGTCCAGGCGCTCAACGTCGAGTACTATTCGCAGGCGCTGCAAAGCCACATCGAGGAGATCGAGGAACTGCTCGATTATGGCCTCGGTCTTGCGGGCACGGATCTCGGCACCGAATTCGACATCGAGACGCTGTTGCGGATGGATTCGATCACGCTGGTCACCACCGTCCGCGATGCGGTCGGCGCCGGTGTGATGGCGCCGAACGAGGGCCGCGGCAAGCTCGACCTCAAGCCGGTCAAGGGCGGCGAGTCGCCCTACCTTCAGCAGCAGAATTACTCGCTAGCGGCACTGGCCAAGCGCGACACGCAGGACGATCCGTTTGCATCGAAGTCGCCGCCGGCCGCACCGCCTGCAAATGACCAGGCGCCGCCAACGCCGTCACCGGCTGATGCTGAGAAGGCAACCAGTATCGCATTGCTGGCGACTCGCCGCTATCGCGATGAGAAACTGCGTCGTGCGGCTTAATAAAAGTGGCGACCGAAATGATTGGGACACATCTCGGCCGCCATCCTTTGCCTTGCCCTACCGTGTCTTGCCCTGCCTCGCCACGTCTATTCGCGTCTTGTCACGTCGCGTCGCGTCAAGTCCCGCACAGCGTCGTCAATGTCCGATTCGGAAAGAGGTGAGTCAAGTCTGCAATGACTGACCAAATAAACTGGGCCAAAGTGCTGGGCGAGTTGCTCGCCGATCACGAACAGCAGACTGCGACCGTCATGGCCGATGCGCTGGCGCCGCTCGCCGCGCGCCTGGCCGAGATCGAGGCGCGGCCGATCGAGAAGGGCGACGCCGGTGAGCCGGGGCCGCAAGGCCAAAGCGGCCCGCAAGGCCTGCAGGGACTGCCAGGGCCGCAGGGCGATCTCGGGCCGGAAGGGCCACCAGGGCCGCCAGGAAGCCCAGGGGCGCCCGGCGAGAAAGGAGCCGATGGCGTGGTCGAGCCGCTGACGCCGATCGTGCAACAGTGCGTCGGTGAAGCGCTGGCCAATGTGGCGGCGGCCGTGCTGCCGCCCGAACTCGCCGTCGAGGTTGCGAGCGCGGCCCGCCTGCTGCACGAGCTGCCGCCGATTGTGTCACGTGAAACGCCGGCCCCCAGGGTCACGCGCATCGATCGCGACGATAGCGGCGCCTTTGTGCCGGTCTACGAGCCATGATCGTCAACCTGTCCGAGGCGGCGAGTAATGCCATGCTCGACGTGCTCGCCGAGATGATGAACGGCGGCAGCATCGAGCTGCTGTCGGACACCGGCACATTGGCAGTGCTGCCATTGTCCAATCCGGCCGCCCAGGAAGCGGTCGGCGGTGAGCTGGTGTTCAACAGGATTGCCGAGGAGGACGCCGCAGTGGCGCAAGGCAATGCAACAGGCGCGCGCATCACGGCAGCCGATGGCAGCCCGGTCTTTTCCTGCGATGTCGGCGACGAGAATTCTGACGCGGTGATCAAGCTGAACACGACCAGAATCTTCCGCAACAGCCCGGTGCGACTGCAGTCGTTTCGATTGGTGATGCCGAACGATGACCGTTAATTACGCCACTTCATTGAAAAGCGTTCGGATGGCGGCGGTCATCACCGCTGTCGATGCCGGCTCCGGTCCCGGCACGCTGGAGATCTGTACCGCGGCATATGCGTCGGTGCTGGCCACCATCACGCTCGCCGATCCGTCGTTTACCGAGAGCGGTGGTGTGATCACGATGGCGGGCCTGCCACGCAGTGACACCTCGGCCGACAATACCGGCACCGCTGCGATCGCCCGCATCAAGGATAGCACCGGCACCGTCGTCATCTCCGGGCTGACTGTGGGCGCCGGCAGCGGCGACATTCAATTGAACTCGGTCTCGATCACGGCGGGCCAGAACCTGTCGATCACCGCAGCCACGATCACGCACTCGGCTTGAAATGCCCGATCACGTCCGAACACAGCAGGGCGTAAAAGCTCAGGGCGGCGGCAGCGGCAAAAAGGACACGGGCGTTGCCACGTTGGCAGCGGCCGAGGTTGCCGATGCTGCGGCATTGGCTGGGTCGGTTTCCTGGCGCGCGGTTTTCACCGCCACCGAAGCAAGCGATGCCGTAGCGTTTGCTGGGGGCGTCGCCGCTGCCGGCACACTGGCGGCAACCGAGGCTGTAGACACATTCGCCGGCAGCGGCACGCTGGTCGGCGCTGGCATCGCCGGCACATTGGCCGCGGTCGAGGCCGCCGATACGTTCGCTGCAGCGGGCGCGATCGTCGATGCCGGGGCAGCGTTCGGTGTGCTGGCCGCCACCGAGGCCGCCGATGCGGCTGTCTTTGCGGGCGAGGTCACTGGCGAGGTCGCCCAGCCGCCGGCCTATGGCGGCGGCTGGTTGCCGAAGCCGCGGCCGGTTCCGGTCGAGGGCGTCGGTTACGGAATACTCCCGGCGCTTGAAGGCGAGGCGCACGGCGTCGTTGTTGCGACCAGTGTCGGCGCTGGAGTGCTGTCCAGTCTTGCTGGCGAGGCCGCTGGTGCGGCCGGCGCCCGCGGCCAGGGCCAAGCACCTCTCACGGTCAAGGCGGCAGCCAGCGGCGTCCGTGGCGCGAAGGGGGCGGCGGCGGCCGTTCTCGGCCTCGAGATCGACGGTGCGGGTTCCATCGGCGTGCGCGGCAATGGGTTCGGTGTGATTGGCGGCCTGGAAGCAGTTGCGGCTGGCCGGCAGGACGATGACGACGCCGTGGTCGTGTGGCTGCTGGCAGCATGAGGGGCACGGCATGAGCGAGAAGCCGGCGGCCATTCCCGCTCCGTCATATACGCTGTTCGAGGGACTGGGCACTGGCCTGGCGCTGGCACGGCGGGCGCTGGACGAGGTTCGCGCACTGGCGCGCGCCCCTGGACCGGAAGGCAAGCGTGGGCCAAAAGGCGACGCGGGCGACAAGGGCGAGCGCGGCGAACCGGGGAAGCCTGGCGTGGCAGGAGCCGCCGGCCTCGACGGCAAGGATGGCGCACGCGGCCAGAAAGGCGAGCCGGGCCGCAATGCGAGCGACTTGACGTTGCTGCAGGAACACATCGACGAGCGGATCGCGCAGGTGCTGAAGGCCGCCAAGGTAACCTCGGTCGATGGCGGGCGCACGCTGCAGGTATCGCTCGCCGGCACCGTTCACGAGATCAAGACGGCGCTTGTGCTCGACGCCGGGGTCTGGACCGAGCGGGCCTATGTGCAAGGGGACGCCGTCAGCCACGGCGGGTCGCTGTTCATTGCCCAGGTCGAGACCAGTGCGAAACCCGGCAAGTCGGACGACTGGCGCCTCGCCGTCAAGCGCGGCGCCGACGGCCGTGACTTTCGGCCGGACGACAAGGGCGGGCCGCTCGAGCCGGTCAGGTTCAAGTAGATGCACTCGATCCTCGAGATCATCGACGAGTCGACCGACAGCGCCGGGCCGGACCTGGTCAGCCTCGACGACCTCAAGCTCGCGCTCGGGATCGAAGGCAGCGCGGACGATGCGGCGCTGCAGGCCGCCATTACGTTTCAATCACGGCTCATTGCGGAATATTGCGACCGGCGGTTTGGGCGCGCGGAATGCCTGGAAACGTTTACGTTCGATCGCAACGAAGTCTTGCCGACGCGGCAGGCGTTGACGCTGTCGCTCTATCCGGTGGTCGAGGTGATCGAGATCTCGACACTGGGCGCCACCGCGGCCGACTACGAATTCGACCCGCCGACCGGACGCATCTGGATGCCGGACGGCGTCTGGGAGAACAAGATCACGGTCGCCTATTCGGGCGGCTACGATCTGCCGGAAGGGGCGCCGGCCAGGCTCGCCAAGGCAGTCATCGAGGCGGTGTTCGAAGTCAGGTCATCCGGTGGGCGCGACCCGAGCATCCGCGATATCAGCCACGGCGATACGCGGATCAGTTACTTCACCTCGGCGACGGCAACGGCGAATTCCGGGTTTCTGTCGGCACCGGTGATCGATCTCATCCGGCCGTTCCGGCGGCTGGGTGTCGCATGACCATCAACGGGCATCCGATATGAGCGAAGATGCATTGGCGGATCTGAGAGAAGAAGTCCGCAAGCTGAAAGAGCAAGTGCGCGAGTTGCGCGAGGAAGTAACCAAACTGCGCGGCGCGCGGTCCTGGGGGGATTACACCAGTGCGTCAGCTTGAGGACTTGGAGCGGTTGCCATGTCATTGACGGGACTATTGCTCGGGCTGATCAATGCCGCAATCGTGGCCGCCATCTTCGTGCTGATCGGCGCGATCATCGTCATGGTCGCGAAGTGGTTCAGCTACAGCATCGACTGGAATGTGCAGCGGCTCTACTTGCTCGTGGTGCTGCTGATCGTTCTGTACATGATCGTGGCCATGCTGCTGGGATTGCCGACGTGGCGCATTATCCATGGGTAAGTCGATGCCGTTCTGGTCGGTACCGCGCGAGTGGCCGGGGGAATGCTGCTTCGTCATTGCCGGCGGTCCGTCCGTGCTCGCGCACGACCTCGAGCAGTTGCGCGGGCGGCGCGTGATCGTCATCAACTCGAGCGTCCATGCGGTGCCGTGGGCCAACTATCTATATTTCGGCGATTGGCGCTGGTGGAACGAACCAGAGAACAAGGCAGCGGTCGCCGGCTTTGCCGGCCGCGTCGTCACCACATCGACTATGTTAAGCGATCAACCGAAAGTCCTGCTGTGCCGCAAAGGCAAGCCGCCTGGACTGGCGCGCGCGCCCGACACCCTGACGCAGAAGTGGACGTCGCTGACCGCCGCGACCAACCTGGCGGCGCACCTGGTTGGCCAGGGCGGCACCATCGTCTGGCTCGGCGCCGACGGCAAGGCGGCTCCGGATGGCACGGTGTGGCACCACAAGCCGCACCGTTGGGGCCCGAAGCCGGAACGCTACGATCGCCATCGCGGCGATATCGCCACAATGGTCGAGCCGTTGCGGGCCATGGGGATCACGCTGCTCATCGCCGGTCCCAGCGCCTACGCCGACCTGTGGCCGGTCGTCGAGCTCACCGACGTGCTCGAGCGGCGGGTGGCGGCATGAAGATGACCGCGCCGATCGTGTTCGATGGCATGCACGGGCTCGGCGACAACGTGCACCAGCGCGCGCTCGTGCGCCGCGTGCTCGCGACGTCGGATTCGGACGTGTGGCTCCACACCCCGTGGCCGTGCCTTTATCACGACCTCGTCGGCGAGCGGTTTGCGGTATTGCCGCCGGCCCGAACGACGCTGCGCACCCAACGCAAGAACGTTCTGCGCGAGAGCGAAAGCTATGCGCGCCTGCGGCGGACAATCATCCCGCCAAAGAAAAAAAAGATCTGGTACGACACGACGTGCATTCGCGCCTCGGGCTCCATCCTGGGCGGCATGCTGCGCTATACGCTGCGTCAGGAGCTCGACGGCGCGGACTTCTCGTTGCCGGTGCCGCAGGCATGGCGCGCGAAGGCACTGCACATCGTTCGCCCACGGCCCGGCCGTCCTATCATGGTGCTGCGCCCGCTGGTCGACCGCACCGAGTGGGGCGGCTGCGCCACCCGCAATCCAGACCCGAAGGCTTACGCGGCGATCTACAACGCCATCCGCTCCCGGTTCTTCGTGGTGTCGATCGCCGACCTGGTCGACGGCGTCGAATGGATTTGTGGCGACCATCTGGATGCCGACGTTGTCCTGCACGCGGGCGAGCTGGACGCCGAGGCCATGATTGGTTTGATCGCATCCGCTGCGCTCACCTTCTGCTCGCCCGGCTTCGCGTTGATCCTGTCGCAAGCTGTCGGCACGCCGGTGATCGGTGTCTACGGCGGGCGCGAGTCGTCGCGCTTCTATGCGTATGGCGCGCGCTTCGCGCCCACGCTCGGCATCGACCCAGTGCGGCCGTGCAACTGCTTCCTGCCCCAGCACCAGTGCAACAAGGACATCGATCTCGTCCAAGCTCACGCACGCATCGCTCATTTCGTGGACACACATGCATGTCGCTGCCGACCGTTCCGCAATCGCGATTTGACGTGCGGCCCATCGATTGGGCCGGCTTGCCGCGGCGCTACATGAACCCCGGCGAGCTCGAGGTGCTGATCGCGCTGGTGCGCAGCGTGTCGCCCCGCCACGTCATCGAGATTGGCGTCAATGCCGGCCGCACGGCCAAGGCGATCCTCGCCAATGTGCCGGGTATCGAACGCTATACCGGGATCGACGTGATGCCAGGCTATGTACCGGCGAAGGCAGTGCAGCGTCACGAGGTGCCCGCCAATCCGGGCGAGCTGGTCAAGGACGACGCGCGGTTTCACATGGTGGTGCGCCCGCGTGGATCACTCGATCTCACGCCGCAGGACTTGCCACCCGCCGACGTGGTCTTCATCGACGGGGACCACGGCCGCGCGGCCGTCGAGCACGATAGCGCGATCGCGAGGGCGATCGTCAGGCCGGGTGGGATCATCGTTTGGCATGACGTGCATGACCTCGGCACGGTCGACGTCAAGGATGTGGTGGAGTCCTTGCACCGCGACGGCCGCGACATCGTACACGTCGAGGGCACGTGGCTCGCATTCGAGCAGCTGACGCTGTGACCATCGACTATAGCGCACTGCTTTACGACCCGGTCTATGCCGAACTCGGCGTGCCGGCAGTTATCGGCAGCAGTGAGATCACTGTCATCGACGACACCCGGCCGAAGGTGTTGCCAGTCTCGGCGGGAACCCAGGCCGCCGAGGTGCGCAGCGTCGGACCAGGCGCGTTCGCCCGGATACCCGAACTCACCGCCAAAGGTATCACACGCGATGTCTGGCTCGGCGCAATGATAGTCTTCAACGGCCGAGCCTGGACGGTGCGGTCCTATGAGTTGCGTGGCAGCCCGAATGGCGAGGATGAGGGCGAGGTGCGGTTTCTGCTGAAGGAGCAGGCAGACGGCAACGGCGGCGGCAACGGCGGCGGCTTCGCATCGTCTTCTGTTTCTAGCCGATCGATTTCAGGAGGAGCGATTTGATGGCCGTGGTTCTTGGAACGCCGTTCGATCGCGTCGAGTGCCCGACGGCGACCTTGGGCATCGGCCCGGTTAAGGTGACCGATCCAAACCCACGTTATATGCGCCCTTATGATGCCGGCGTGCGCGATGGCGATCCGGTTACCCTGTTGCTCGAGGAAGGCAGCGACTTCGAACTCGTCGAGGCGACAGCGCGGAATTGCAGCGCGCAGAGTTGCGAGTTTACACGCGAGTACGTGCGTTATTCCTCGATCGGCGGCGTGATCAGTCAGGCCAAGCTTCCGCTCAAAGGTGCGGCTCGCGCGTCTATCGTCGCCGGTGCTGCCGACCTCAACGTGCATAGAGGCGGCACGATAAACGGCGACATCACACTCAACGGCGACCTCGCCGTCAGCGGCACGGCCACGGCGCCAGGGCTGGAAGGAACGCCCGGCCCACAAGGCCCGCAGGGCGAGCCGGGGCCGATCGGGCCGCAAGGGCTGCAAGGTGAGCCGGGCGCACAGGGACCACAAGGCCCACAAGGCACGCCTGGTCCGCAGGGGAATGCAGGAGCCGCCGGCCCACAAGGTCCCAAGGGCGACGTCGGCGCCGCCGGCCAGACTGGTTCGCAAGGACCAAAAGGCGACAAAGGCGATGCGGGTTTGCAGGGCGTTCCCGGCGCGCCAGGATCGGCCGGTGCGACTGGACCGGCAGGCCCGTCGGCCGTCAGCGCCAATGCTGGAAACTCAGCCAGGCTCGGCACCGACAACCTGATCTTCGTCCCAGCGCCTACCAAAGGCGTCATCGC